TTACCTGCGGTAGCCATTAGATTTCTACCATAGGTAAACTTTTCTTTACCTAGTATATTGTAAAGTAAAAAATCTCCAGCATCATAGGCTTTTTTAGCTTTACCTAATATTAAAAATGGATCGGTGAATACTCTATAACCAGCATCTACTACACCAGAGATGCCTTTGTATAAAACAGTTTTTTCTAAAAATTCTGGAAGAATAAGATTTGCTACGGCTCTACCTGGAGAGTACTTTGCTCTTTGTGCAGCATCTAGTGCATCTAAAAAGTAAGCATCTTTATCTTTTTTCTGAGCAGCAGTTGAAGCAATTAATTTTTCTGCATCTGAACCTGTTGCCTGAATCTCACTTAAACTCATACCACTGGCAACCTTCATTGCAACAGACATTGCATCTTCGCCGTATATTCTAGTAGCCGCATCAATACGACTTGGATCAAATACTTTATCGCCTTTATCGTTTGCTATCTTAAATGCAGTGCTTAGATCAACACCCTGATCTGCTGCCACTAATCCAGTACGAGCAATACGAGTTGCAAAGTCTGATACTTCACCTAGTGCGCTAAAAGCACGACCAATAGTTTGTTTAAAACCTATACCTAAATAATGAGCTGCGCTGCCTAGAACCTCAGCAGGGCCACCATCGCCAAAGAAAGAAACGTGGGCTTTTTGTTGGGTTTCTGGCAATGCTTCAAATGATGCTTTTGCTTGGTTTTCTGGCAAAGAAATAAGTTTACGATGAGAATCTAATAACTTAGATAACCCATCAATTTGTTCTTTTTTCTTACCAGTGATACCTGCCTGTAAAACGGCTGCATCAAGATTTGGGTTTGCCACTACATACCTCGTGCTTTAGCTTGCTGGTAAAGAATATTAATTTCACCAGTGCTATCGTAAGGTAATAATTCTGCTAGAGAATCTGAAACTTTATTGTTTGCAAATTGTGACTGCATCATTAGTGCTGATGATCCAGGACCATCTCCTACGTCAACACCAGCAGTAGCTGCTTCATCTTTACGTTGAGTATCTGCAAATAGTGGGACTAAGGTTTCTCTAGGTCTGCCACCTACATTATCTGCTATACCGCGAGTTTCTGCTTTAGGTGCTGCTGTATTAATTGCAGCAGTATCATCTGAATAAAATGCAGAACCTATTTTTAATTGATCTGTTCTTGTTGCTTTATCTCCTGGACCTGACGGACCAGCTAGTGGATTCATCATTGACATAACTAGTCCTCCTTTAAAGTTTCTAAGTCTTGCGAAAATTGTTGCCAAACTTTTTCTTCTTGGCTTTTCTGAGTTGAATGATAGATAGCTAATTGGTGCAGATCATCTGCAAGTGCTTCTATTACTGATGTTAAATTTAAAAAGAATCCTGATACTATTACTAGATAATCAGACAGTCGCACTGGGCGATTAAGATTGTTATCGTTATTCACCCAGTGCTCCCGTCTTTAAAATAATTACGCCTTTGTTCCTTTGCGACCTGCTGGTGTGTAACCGAACTCAACTTTTCCACCTGCTGGCTTAGAAGTATCCTTCTTGCCTTCAACTGGCTTTGCCATTGGTGCTGCTGCTCTTGATCCCTTATTCATTATTCACCTCCCTTGTTATGCTGCTCCGCCAATAGAGGCGAGTAGTTGTGCGATATCAGGTCTAGGTCCAGCAGCAGGGGCCTCTCCGCTTTGTTGTTGTTCAGTTGGCTGCGAGGCAGGAACGGGGGCCGTTCCTACTGCTGGAATACTAGCTTGTTCTGGAAGTGCCGGTGCTGTTGGTGCTACTGGCTGTGGTTCTGGTGCAAATGCTTTTTCTATAATGTTTTCTAGTTGGAAACCTTTTTGTCTGCCTTGGATTACTTCAGCAATTCTTGTAATGACTTGAGATGGGTCTTGACCTTGGGCAGCAAGTGCGGGAATAGTTTGTGCATACTGAGCAACAGCAACGCGAAGAGAATCACGCATTTCTTCAATGTCAACTCTTTGCTCTTCTTGCGTAACATTTAACTCCATTGGTATTTCTCGGCGGACATAATCACGGGATACTAACTTATCGCTACGCATTTGTAGTAATGCAATGATGGCTCGGTTAGGATCCATACCAGACATAATGCCGTAACGTACATCTACTCCATACTCACCTTTAATATCACGAGATGGTGTGTACTTCATTGTATAAGGTGTACCGTCATCAGTACCCTTGATAGTCTTGGTCATATTACCAAAGACAACCTCATCTACTTCAAAACAAAGTGATGTTAACTCTTGGAACAATCTAGCAAACTGCGCTTGTGCTGCTTTAACTTGTGTATCAAAGCCAGCTTGTAATGCTTGAACTCCACGACCTGTAACAACAGAGGCATCAATATTACCTGAACGAGATTCAGGGTAGCGAGAACCTAATCTTAACTCACGCTCTAATACACCAGACTCTGTAAATACTCCTGCTGGTAGTTCTAGTGGAACTCTACGGATACCTTGTGGATTAGCAGAACGCATAATCGCATCTGGTCCTAGTGCTAACTCCTGAACATCTTGTGGAATAGCGATAGGTGCTTGAATAGATTTCTCTGCTGCTTGGATCTGTAATACTGCAAAACGAGCACGGGCTAGTTGAACGGATAGAACATCATCAAACTGTCCACGAGCTTCTCCATCTAAAGATGAACGAAGTGCAACTCTTGCTAAACACTTACCAACTGGGTTAGGTGTATTAGATAGAACTAGATTGTTGCGCTCTGGTATAAAAATTAAGTCTTGATCTTTATCGTGGTATCTAACAATAGATAGATAAGGAGAAGCGTAAGAATAAACTGTTCTTCCAACTATCTGATCGTAGTACTCAGGATATTGGGATGCGATAGTTTCAGCATCGGATGCAATAATCTGTGATATAGATAGGCAACGACCAAAGCGGTCTACCTCAGGGTATACACCAAAGGGATTTAGTAAACGGATACGAGGATTGTTTGTTTCATAATCCATTTCAATCATTGCTGGCAATAGACCGTAGGTATTAAAGTAATCAGCACCGGTATACATCTGGATCTGTAGATCAGATGATGAGATGTAGTAGTTTGCAATGCGAGTTCTAGTATCAGCAGCACGGCGTTGGGTATCAGATACCATATTAGTTGCTGCACAGTTAAAGGATGGCAGTGGTGCCATCACCTCTGCTAGATCACGGGCAGCTACATCTACAAAGTTTGCAACTAAAGGCTTTGGGTAATCTTCTGAGAACATCGCTGGATATACTTTTGATATATCACCTTGGCGCACAGAAAGAACATCGCGCATACGCTGGTCTCTGGCTGCATAGCGGTTCTTCAACCGATCTATCTTTGAGACTACCTCTTTAGTTGATAACAATATTGCTCCTTAAATAAACGTGCGTTCCTTCTCAGCAAATAGTTCGTCTAGATTAACGACTGTTCTTTTGCCCTGTTCATACTTTGATAGAAATGGATTCTTCAAGTGATGAGTCTGGTACTTACCATAGTTGAGCATCTCTCTTGCTCTGATCTCACAGAACCAAAGAGCCATTACCATATCTGTCTTACCCTTAGTCGTAGGAGACCAAGTAATTAACTGCTCTATTAGAGCCTTAATGTTTTCAGTTTGATCTGAAGGTAAATGTATTAGGTTATCTCTATGGTGCTTGCCGTCAAATTGCTTAGTACCAAATAAAGTAGCCATAGATGCAACACCGAAACCTGCATCCCACTTGTTATTACCAGTATGGTGTTCTTTAAACTGTACACCTTTAGATGCTAAGTGCATCTTGATACCTTCATCTTGTGTTAAGAAAGACTGAAATGCGTTCTTCTCTACTATCCACTCACTGGGACCATACAAGGATGTCCAGTCAAATATTAAATTTCTAATAGCAGCAGGGCTAGGTCTAGTAATCTTAATAGCATCTACAATATAGCGTTTGTTTGTAGCTCTATCAATCGCGTAACAGACTGCTGCGGTATCACCTATCATCGCTGGGTCAAGACCACAGATATAGGTAAAGCCATTTAAATCTCTTGGGTGTCCAGGATGACCTGCGGTTAATCTGCCTGACTTACGCATACCATCTATAGATCCACGAACACAGACTGGGTCAAAGGCCGCATCATCTGATATGTCTTGTTGCTGATAAATCAAAGCCCAGGTTGAAGCATCCATAGACTGGCGTTCGTTATATAGGTTACGCCCATTCCATCTAGGATAAAGATTAGTTACTGGATCCTTCTCTTCTTCCTTCTGACCATCAAAGGGTTGATCAGAGGCAGGCCATAAGGTTTCCCACTTATCGGGATCATCATCTACTGTAAGTAGAGCTGGCATTGCTAGGTAGGACCAAGGTACTAGGCCACCAGGATATCTATCGTTGTTGCGTAGTTCTTTGTATAGATCAACTGATGCTACACGGGTACCAATAATAATTAATTTACCAGTAGGGTTAAGACGAGATCTAACATCTTGGGTTAACCACTTAATCTGTCGTTCAAAGTCATTAGCATTGGATAGAGTTACAGCATCGTCTACTATAATCATATCTGCTCTTTTACCGTAGATCTGACCGCCAATACCTACTGCTTCTATATTGGGATCCTTCTCACCGGATTCACGCAATTCATCACCGAAGGTAACGCGAGTTGCTTGCCAGGAGGCGCTCTTAGATTTAAAGCCGATACCGGCAGCGTAAGCTGACTGTAAGGCCTCATACTGCGGATGGGTAAGTCTTTGCTTTATAGCGTATAAAAAGTCTGCCGCTAGGCGTTGGGTTTGGGAAACTATAAGTACTCTAAAGTTTGGGTTCTTACAGACCTGCCAGGTGACATAGTCAATTGTAATAGTCATTGACTTGGCGTGGTTGGGCGGGATGTTTAGAAGTATGCGGTTATTAGCTAATCCCTTTTCATACTTCATAGAGGGGTGCAACCAAGAAGGCTCACCGACCTCAATCATATCTACTAAATTTTGTTGATGGGGGAAGGTCTTATTATGTAAGAAGCGATCCCTGAACTGGGCAAAGGTAATCTCATTTATATCACCTAGTGCGAAGTTCTTATCCTTTAGACCTAGCCTAGTTCTATCTACCTTGTCTGAGAATATCTTATCTGTCCTGCGGTAGTACTCGTAAGTCTTAATGGATTTACCGGCGGAGGCACAAGCCTGCTCTATAGTCATAGATTCAGCTACAGAGTTTAAGATGATTCGCTTGGCGATATCTGCTGAGTTCTCAGCCATAAACTCCCTTGTGGATAAACCTGTGGATAAGTCCCGTAATTGAAATCTTTTAATTTATTACTAGGCCCAGAATATTATACTGGAGATAATATTACACTACACCTGCCGCTTTGCGTATGTTTGCTGGTAACTCCCGAAGGAGCTACAGCGACTGAGGGGTAAAACCTTCACTCGCCCTTAGGGGGCATCGCGAAGGTTTACCGAAGCGATGTGGTCGTAAAACTTAAAGCGGTTCGTTTTACTCCCCTACTATATATAAGGCGGGAAATTAACTCCATTTCCCGTTTTCTAGTAAAAAATCTTTATAAATGTGGTAGACATCACAACTATACTAGGGCAAAACGGACATATCGGGCTATACAACTGCCAGCTTCACTTTAGCAAATATTTTTATTTGGGGTGTATACAGTCCAGCCGCGCCGCGTTCAACACCCCCAGGTCGGTTTGTGGCTATTGTCGGCCTTGTCCTGCTTGTCCGTTTTGCTATGGTTAGCCGTTGCGCCCGTATTGGTAAAGATTGGCGGGCGGCCT